CCTGCCACCCACCGAACAGGGCGGGAGCCGAGTTGTAGGCTGCGGGGGTGGTCGAGGTAATCGTGGGATCGATGGTGGTGGTTGGGTTTGCCGTAGCCCCGACTCCCGGAGGACTCTGGAACGAACTCAGGGCTCCGTACACGCTGATGCCTGTCGTGACACCGTTCATAATGCTGGTTGCCGGAGACACCGTGGCCACCGGGGGCAGGGGGTTGGGGTAGCCTTGGTTGATGGCGTTCTGGCCCCGGGCATAGATGGCCTTGGCCTCCATGGAGGACTGCGCCCTGAAGTTTCGAATGTTCCGCGCAGCCACGGACTCGAACTCCGCGACATCCCGGTTGAACTGCGCGTGAACGAGGTCTACGCTGCGACCCTCGATCCCCGCCGCAGCAGTCATGGCTCGGGCCGTTGCTCCAGCCTCGCGGGCATCCCGGCTCACCTTTTCGAGTTCCTGCCGGGTGGCTGCCGCCTGTTCGATGTCGCGCTGGGCCAACTGGTCGATCTGCAAGCCCACATCCCGCACGACCGCGGCAGCGTTCTCCTCGTACTGCTTGTTTCCGGCGATGCCCAGACTGCGGCGATACCTGTTCTGCTCGTTGGCGGCCTTGGCCTGAGCAGAAGCGTTTGCCGCAGCAGAGGCCGCACCGATGGCAACTGCCGCTCCGATTCCAAAGTCACACATTTCTCAGCCTCGCAAATTCTACGAATGGAAGTTGTTGTTTCCCGAAAGACGGTAATACCCGAATGAACCTGAAGCCCAGCCACTCAAGCCATCGGATGTGGACGATGTTTCGCTGATCGACGGCGTTGTACAGAAGCGGGGCTTTTCCCTGCATGTAGTTCATCCACATGTGGGACTGCCGGAGGAAGGACCACTTGTAGTCAACGAGCCGCGTACTGGCCAGAAGCCAGACCACGGCACAGACATCCTTCTCCATGACCTTGTAGCCAAACATGGCCAAGGGCTCCCGGGTATTGCAATGCACCACGGTGAAGCATTCGTCGCATCCGACATACCCATGGAACAAGGCGTTGTATGGGGTTTCCCCCGAAGCGGCAAGAACTTCCGCCTTGTCCTCGGGACGCATGGAAGCCGCAATCGGGGGAATGTCGGGGATGATGGTCCTCCGGGCCTCAATCAAGCATTGAACCTCGTTGCCCGGTCATTGTAGAACGCTTCCCACTCTCCGCTCAGGATCTTGGAGGGAAGGGGAGAATCGTTGAACAGGTTGATCACCACATTGTCGTGCTTGGAGTACACGGGAATCCTGAAGGCCCCTGCCGACAGGGCATTCGATCCGATCACAGCCGTTCCCGAGACTTCGTTCGTGAAGGGGTACAGGAAAGTGTCCTCGTTCTTGATCTGGACCGATGCCCGGAAATAGCCCGTTTCGGCGTACTGGAGGGTCAGGTACCGGAGTTGGTAACGGCCCGTGATCAAGGCCGATGCTCCCCGGCCAGCCGTGGCCTTGAGGAACGGCGTGGAGAAGGTGTACTGCATCGTGTAGGGGGTGCCGATCCAGACAGCCTTGGCACTCCAATCGCCGCTTACGACCACGGTTCCGCTGGTTCCCTCCCCGTCAAACGCCGTACCGCCGACAACGGTCAGGCTGTAGCCGTCCAAGGTGACCACGGCGGTCCTCCCGGCGACATACGACAGGGGGCGGTGCAGGGTAAAGGTGGTCTGCCCCGTGACCGAGTTGTAGGTTCCCTGCCCAGCCGTGTAGTACTTGCGCTGGTCCAGCAGGGTCAGCCAAGTCTTCCCGGAGGTCTCGGTGTCGTTCAGGCCCGCCCCCATCCGCATCTTTTCGATGGTCAGGTAGCAGTTTGTGGACGATCCGGCATCCCTGCGCCGCAGGAACACGACATACATGTCCGACTGCACGAATCCAGCCCAGACGGCCCGGGCGTAATCGCCGGAAGCCACCGACGAGTTGTTGAACGAGAAGTTGAACCACGCCGACTGCACCCGCTCATTCCCGGAATTGAAGTAGCGGTACCCGTACATCTGGCCGTTCGACAGGATGAAGGCCATGTTGTCGTGGGTCGTGGCCGTCATGTGATCCGGGGTCGCCGGGATGAAGCGGGGGACATTGTTGCTCAGGTCGTTGGCGAGGTATGCCCCGTCCAGAGCGGGCTGCGGGACCAGTTCCCGGAGACCCACGAACTTGCCGTTGGGATAGGTGAAGAAGATGGCATTGGCCGAGGGCACCGGACGAACGATCTTGGCCTGATTCTCGAATTCCGAGGCTAGCAGGATTGCCACGGACTTGGGGCTCAGGATGTCCCCGCCGCGCAGCACCAACTGGCTGTTTGGGGTGAACAGGATCAAATCCCGGTTGAACGGGATGGCCGCGTAGATGGTCCCGACACGGGGGTTCGCAGAGGCGACATCGATGGTGTCCGTGTCGAGGATGTCCAGCGTGGTCGTGCGGAAGAAGTTGAAGAACTCCGAGGTCTCGCTGAAGACGATGTTCTCCCCCGACAGGAACCCGAGCCTGTTCTGGTGAAAGACCATGTCGTTGATCCGAAGCCCCGTGAACGATGGATAGGGATTCGTGTCATCGTTGCCCACAAGGCGATCAGCCCACTTGTACGCGCTGTAGTTGGCCCCGGCAGGAACATTGGATGCCGGGGTCGTTCCATCGGCCATCTTCAGCATGAAGGTGCCGTTGGACTGCCTGATCAGGATCTTGGGAAGCGTCGAGAAGTTCCAAGTGTACTTAACGCCCGGGGCCACCGTTTCGGCCCAGACACCACGGGAGAAGTTGGCATTGTCGGCAATGAACTTGACGAAGTAGTCATCGACCTGTGATTCGGGGGTGCCGACGATCTGCACGGTGTGGTTGTGGGGGGCGGTTGGAGGAAGATCCTCGAACCTCTCCACCTTGTCCCGGATCACCGAGATGCCCTCTCCGGCAAAGTCATCCTCGACCGTGATCGTGAAGTCTGCGGATCCGGCAACACGAATCACCCCGTCTTCGTAGGTGGACCCGGTGTAGGGAGAGGTTCCCGAGATGCCCCCATACGGGCCGATATAACCGCTGGCCAATCCATTGAACAAGGCTTCGGCAACATGGGTCGTACCGATGTCGCCGCTCGTAGCGGACTTGATGGTCAACTCGAAGTTGCTGGGGATGTTGGCATTTCCCGTGGCCGTGAGGGTAGCGTCGATGGAGCCGTCCCATCCCGTTCCCGGGGTCAACAGGTTTACCTGAGTGACCTTGTTTGCCGAGACCACGATACGAGCCGTGGGATAGGTCGTGGCCTGTGAAATGGATCCAGCCGTGGCAGTCAACTGGACATCCGTGTAAGTTCCGTTGGTCCCGCCGGAGCCAGAAGCCTTGATCTTCACATCCCAAGTGTTGTGGATGAATGTCCGGGTCGTGCCGCCGCTGGTCAACTTGACCGTATGGGATCGGTTGTAGTTGGCCTGACGGATCCAGACAAGGCAAGTCCGGTTGTAGTTCGACGGCGTGGAGGTACTCAGGGTATTCGAGGCCGCGACCGTGGTGCCCGTGGTGGCGATGAAGGTGACATCCCCGATGGTCAGGGCCTTGCGTCCGTCAGCCGTAGCCGCAGCCAAGGCCGCACCAGCAGCAGGATCCACATAGACCGTCTTCTTCACCCCCGCCAAGTCGTACACATCGACTGTTCCGTCATAACGGATCAGCATGATGTACTTCTCGGCCTCGTCACGCTCGATCAGGTGTACGAAAGGAGGTTGAGATCGGGAGACCGTGGCGGCAACATCTGGCTCCCAGAGCCCCTCCACAAGGTCGCCCGTCAGGTAGGCCAGATGCTCGGTCGGGGGCCGCTTCATCAGGCCCTCTACCGGGCTGGGGACGGCGTTGACGATTGCCTCGGCCTCGGTGGAACTGCGGACAACCGCGGGCTGCTGGCTTACGCCGCCGATCAGGTTTGGGATTGCGGAGGTGATCAGGGGCATCGATTAGACTCGGTAGGAACCCTTGCGGAGGAAGGTACGCCAGACATCCGGGCTGTCGAAGATGGTGTAGTCACCGATGTCCGACTCGTACTCCGTCAACCGGGCCAACGCCGAGATTTCGTCCTGTGCCGTGAAAGCATGTAGGGTCTGGGCGCCGACCATGCGGTCTTGGAAGATCCGGGCAGCCCGCACCGTGACATACCGCTTGGCGGTCTCCGGCATGTCATCGAAGTCCATCAGGATGACGCGGCTGACCTTGATCTGCTCGTAGAACTCGTAGGAGTTGGTCTTGCGGTTGAACAGGCGATTGCCACGGATCACCACATCATAGGTCTGGTAGGCGGTATCCATGTCCACCCGGGTCACCGAATCCCCGATGTAGATGTAGTTCGTTCCGCTCTCGGGCTCAAGAACGACATTGTCTTCCGTGTTGAAGTGCCAGCCGTAGGTCAGAACCTCCCGGCAGACCTCCTCGATGATCGTCTGTGCGATCAGGGAATCGGCCCGCTGCGTGGTCAAGGCGTTGACCGGGGGTTCTCCCACGGCAGACAGCATCGTGTTGATCGCTTGCAGCAGGGTGGTCTTGGTAAGCGGCATTCTAGGATCCTAGACAAAGAAAAGAGGGGGTGGAACCCAACTAAGGGAACCACCCCCTCTTTCAACTCAGGGAGTGACCGACCTCAATTACGAGGCAGTCAGTTCGTAGCAGCACTCCTCGCGGAGGACATTGTGACCCATGGCGTACTTGGCAAGCATGAGCGTACCAAGGCGTTCCATGATGTACTCAGACTCCAGCGACAGGTCCATCAACTTCACCGTGCCGACAGCCTCGCGGTGGAACACGATGCCACGGGTGGTGGAGTAGTTGAGGCCCGAGTACCCGGCATCGGCAGTCCCGTTCACATCGTTCTTCACGCCGCTTGCGCCGTGGAGAGCGTCCTGCGTGGAGGACTCGTTGGCCGAGGGGAGGTGGTTGGTCTTCATAATGCGAATGCCAGCCACCGAGAGGACCTCACCGCCAGCGATGCTGCCGTTGCCCTCGTTGCCGTAGTCACGATCCAGAGCATCCTTGCCGTCAGCGACCAACTTGTAGTACATGTCCGGACGCAGGAGGCAATACCGCTCCTCGCTCGGGACATTGGCCTCGTCCATCTTCTGGGCGACCGAGAACAGGCCGCTGATGATGGTCGCACCCGTGGGGGTGGAGTTGATGCCAACCTGTGCGCCAAGGTAGCCGTCCGAAGCCGAGGTGCCGCCGAAGCGGTCCGTGGTCTTGCGGGCACCAGCGATCACGGTGCGGATCAGGTTCTTGTCAGCCGTGTAGGCCAGAGCCCGACCGATCTCCGTGCTGTAGATGCTGCGGACATCGTAGTGGTTCTTCATCTCATCGATGTCGGCCACGAAGGTGCTGCTGACGAGGACATCATCGATGAAGATGACCTTCTCGTTGTGCTTGAAGCGGTTGAGGTACTTCGAGGTGGGGCTGTTGCCCGAGTCGAAGGAGGTCGTGGGCGATCCGGCGGAAGCCGAAGCAGCAAACAGGGAGGTGCCCGAAGCCTCGCTGAGGACGGACTCGCCGGGGACATGGTACTTGGCCGAGGCCACGCCCGTCACCGGGAAGGTTGCAGACTTGCCGCTCTGGATCGTGCGAACACGGTGCAGGGGCATCATGGTGTTGTACTTCTCGAAGGTGGTGATGATCTCACCGCTGAAGACCTTCAGGAAGAGTGCGTCAGCGTCCCCGGCCAGATTCACCTGACCAAGGCGTGACGGATTGACAAAGTCAGCCATTGTGATTGTTTCCTAAATGAAAGTTACGAGTGTTAGATGGTTGAATGCCTTCTGCCTCGGTTGTCCCTCGCAAGGGGCCTCCGCTTCCAGCATCTCTCCGGCCCATCTTTTAGCCGGAGAAAGAAAGAGACTCCCCAGATTCCTCTGAGGAGTCCCGATGGCCTACGCGAATCAGGTGAGGGTCAATGCCTCACGGCGCAGCCTGTGTGGTCTCTTCGGGCACATCAGCGGCCCACCAGCCAGCCGGGATATCAACCCGATTGGCCGACTTGACCCGGGTCCCGTCCTTCTGGACGATGAACACATGGGCCTTCACAGGCTCCGCAAGTTGAACCGGGGTTCCCGGCTGCACGATCAGCACGGTGGTTCCGCACCCGGCGCAGGAAACGAGCGCGAACGCCCCCAGCATCTGGATCAGCGTCCTTTGCATAAGTTTCCTTAGATACGAGGCGTTCACAAAACTCAAGGATCGCGGTAACCAGTTCCCTGACCCAGCCCCACATCACGCCTTGATCTCGGCATCCTTGGCCATGATCAGGCCGATGCCCGCGGTGACGGCAGCGATGACCGAGCCGATGTCGAAGGAGGTGGCGGGATCGCCGTCAAGCAGGGCAATGGCTGCCGCGGAGATGGCGGTCAGGATGGTGGCAATGCCGAGAACGGTGGTCTTCATGTTGTTCTTCAAGACTTGACTCCGAGTGCGTTGGAAAGAGCGACCCGCTGCTCGACATCCTTGCGGTACGCGGGGTCCTTTGCATACCGGGGATCCTTCATGGCGTTGACGATCTCGGCCACGCTGCGGAACGCGCTACCCCCGGTTCCAGAGGTCTCCCCCTGAATCAACTGGCCCTGACGGCCATTGGACTGCTCGTAACGAGCCCGGAGGCCCTGCACGGCCAGACGGATGGTGTTCAGGTTGCCGCTGTCCATCACGGTGTTGAAGGCATCGATCTCGCCCTCGGGAAGGTTCTCGGCAGCCCAAGCCGTCATGGCCTCGTACTG